GTTGATGGCGTCTTCCCGAAAAATCCTTACAAAACCCGTATTGTCTTAGTACGTTCGTAGTAGAAAAACACTTTTGGGCTATAGTATCACCTACTATATGAAACCATACGTGATTGGAATTATGATTACATTTTTTATTTTCGCAATATTTAGAATTTGTTGAGACGAGAAACTGTTTGTTATATTTAAACATTTTAGTGATTGATGCAGTAGTTTGTCCTTCTACATGTTTACGAACAAATGCTTCGACGAGTAAAAGAGCCTCTTGGTCCTTGAACTCGTTTTTAGTTTGTAATGTTGTAAATGTAGCTTCTTTGTGAGTTCCTTCTATAATAACCGGTTCCATACTTTGCGTACGTAATGTTGCCATATGTAATATATCAACGGATGGTTTTTGTTCAGTCTTTTGTAATGTAGATGAAGGACCGTGCTTGTATATAAATATGGGTAAATATTCACTTTGTGTTTCTTTACCCGTGTTATTACATAACTCACACCCCTGACCGGCACACGCTTCGTGTTTTCCCTTTTTATGTGACCACGGCATACGGAACCCACTTCCTTTCGTATTACGTGAATTATTACCATATACTGAAATATCAACAATATCCTTCCAATCACGTGATCCGTACGCTAAGTTTAACGTATTTATAACATGATCCCTGATACCCAATGCAGATGACCTGTTTACAACAAAACCTGACCAGTTTATATGTATACCTGTTTTTATGAGTGTGTCTACGGGTTTAGGTTCAGCGACAGATATCAAAGCGTCTTTACCACCAAATTTTGAGACCTTGTCACATATCACTTTACATACACTCTTAATCTGTTCAAATGACATTTCTTCATCATCTTTATAATCAAGATCCATGAAAAAATTGTAATTTTCTGTTTTCTGTTCAACGACGAAAATCTTTTCGCCGGAGTTATATACTTCTACACATTTTTCGTAAAAGTCATTCAATTTATCAAATGGCACGGAGAGGACGCCACCGTCCATGAGCACATGTGATAAATCGGAGTTATTAGCAAAACCCTGGTCTTTACACCAACGTTTAAACATACTTACCTATTAATCTATTTATCTTTTTATACTGTTTATTCATCTTCATACTCGTGACGCCAAATGGAGCGTCTATATGAGACTTCCGGATAATTTTCTTCTTCTGATAAACTTTTCTTTAAAACGAGGAGTTCATAGACTTTATCCTCTTTATGTAATTCAACGTACCTTTCCGCTCTTTCTAATGTATATGCATGCCTTTCAATGAGAAGCTCTTGTATCTGAGATAAAATGTAGTTCTTAGACTTCATTATTTAATAGAGAAGGTTTTTCTATCGAGAGAAGTTACACACGCGTAAAATTCTGGGTTGTTAAGTACGTTCTTAACAATGCGATCCCATTGTTTTTTCGTACTGAACTCTGAAAGTGTTTCAAAATTCATGAAATCATTTTCATCGTGTGTTCTCTTGATGGGCTGTTTCTGAATCTTACGAAGATTCATTTTCTGTTTTTCATCGTTAAACTTACGTATAAGTTCAACCTGTTCCTGCATGGTATAGTTTACGAAAAACACGTAAACGTTATATTCAAGTTCCACTCCCGGACTTTCCGTTACTACAAACTTAAATTCTGTATATTCACCTTTTTTCAAAGAAATAACCCCCCTGGTTTCTTCTTCAAGTTCTCTCAAAGCACATCTAATGGGATTTGGAATCTCTCTTCGCCTACACCCTCCGGTGACGAAAATCCAATCTTTGAATCTTCGATCCCGGACAGTGAGAAATCGTGGTTTATCACCTATAAAAGTGACGGGTACTGCAATTGCTTTATATTTTTTCATTGCTTATTTACAAGTTATAATTGAATAAGATGATTATTCTGAAGATTCTTCTTCATCATCATCAACTTGGGTTTCTAAAACTTCCTCTTTTTCTGTTTCTACAACTGGTACAGATTTCACTTGTGGTGGTCTGGATAAATGTGTCATGAGGTTTCCGTAAAATCCTTTCACATTATCCATTTCTGATTTCGTTTTGTTAAGTTCTCTGTACATGTACATTGTGGCAACAATACACATGAGCACGGCAACTATAGTCGCGGTATCGCGATCGAATGTAAACATTTTATATATAAAATTACGAGCTAATTTTTTAAGTTCCTATAATCGCACCCATGTGCGTTTTCTTTTCGGTTGGACACGGGTACCCCATTTTTCCAAATTGTATTTCCTGGTAATGACCCTCTTTACACTCGGCATTCTGGGGAGGTTTTTCCGGTTTTTTACCGACTAAATGATCTAAAGTACCTGATTTTGGGTCATACGTTATAACAAAGACAAATGCTATGAGAAAAATTAATTGCCAAAACATTTATAATAAGCGGCTAAATTAAATTACTTAATTGGAATACATCAAACCACCCATACCATTTTCAATACGGAGGATGTTGTAGTTGACGGCGTAGATGGTTTTAGCGAACGATGTATTATCGGAAACAAGTCTCGCGGAATCGAGTCTACTAAAGTTGAGCGAACCCGTTGGTTGAACCTTAGCCGTGTCGAGACAGAATGGAATCAATGTCAAGTTATCGGCAGTACAGTCACCAGCAGTTGTATGGTAATAGATTGGGGCGGAAGTAAAGTGTGGGATAACTGTCTTCGCATCAGTAACATCCGTACCGTTAATTTGAAGCTTCAATTTATCGGCGGCGGTCATAGCATTTGCAGCAACCAAATATTTCATTGGGTGGTTGAAGTTGAGTTCCTGGGTCTTGGAAGCGGAGGCAACAGCTTTTTGTGTTTGTGTAATAAGCATGTTTTGTGGTGTGGAAGACAAAGCAGTACGCTCATCGGTATCGAGGTGAATGAATTGAACGTATACTTCCGCGTCAGCTGTGGCTGTCGCACCCCAATTAATTCTCAATTCAACATCGTGGTATTGGAGGGCAATCAATGGGATCGCCGACTGGGCATTTTCACAAAACGAAAATCTGAGTGGGTAGAACGCTTCACCGGAGTAAGTAGATTTAGAGTACGTTTGGTTCATAACAGTTGGTGCGAGATTCGAAGAAAACTCGTAATCTTGTTCATCAATGACCTGTCCACCAATGAGAAGTTCAACTTTGGAAATTCTGGGGTTCCAGTCAGTAATGTTACCAGCTCTGTTAGCGATGTAGACATACCCGACCATATCCCCTTTTCTTTCAAACCTGACGGTTGACATACCGTTCGAGGATGGGTTGCCCTGGATAACCTGTTTCTCAACAGTTTGGGCGAAATTTGTGTGACGTTTATAGTTGGACCTGAAAAAGGAAACTTCAGGTTGGCCGACGAGATGCGCATCTTGGGCACCTACGGCAACGAGTTGAGCAATACCTCCAGACATATTTTATATTATACTAAGGTTTTATTTTTTAAATATCTTCAGTGAAATCTGTATACTGCTTTTTAAGTTCAGTGTATAATTGTGATATTATACTCGCGTTTGATGTTTCTAAATCAACAACACCTATAGTGACGAGCTGATTACCTAAATTACTTTTTCCCCTGGCTTTTACATCTCTATTGACATGGTGTTCGAAATAAGTACTTAATGTATACACAATTGGGTTCCCTGCCGTAATTTCCGCGGAAGGATCGAAATCCACATTAATACTGACTTTGTTATCACTATTTTTTCGTAACCCGATGTAATAATCAGATAAGACTACACCGTTGTTTAAACTTTTAGATTCTGGAATTGTTATACCCATTATTATATACTTTATAAATTATAATTAATTTGATTTTTAGACGTTTTGACTTAATTTATTTTCAAGTTCTTTTATTTTAGAGTTAAGTTCTTTTATAGCTTCTACAAATATACCTGCAATGTTCCCATACGCTATACCATACCCTGATTTTTCTGAACCAGATACAGCTTCTGGTAACACTTCGAGTAATTCCTGAGCAACTAAACCCGTGTATGCTATACCATCTTTTTCATACGTGTACCCATTTATTTTTTCTATTTTGGAAACTGGGTCTTCTATAGTTTTAAGATTTTTCTTATCTCTTATATCGGAATATGCAGTAACATTTCCAGATGCATATATATCACCCACAACATGAAGTTTATGACTTGGACTTGTTGTTCCTATACCAACATTCCCTGTGTCATATTTTATCATCATTTTAGAGTCTGATAGTGCTGCATTGGGTGTATTACTACTCGTATTTTCCAAACAAAAGTGTAAATCACAACGACTAGAACTACCAGCACCATCGGCTATTATAGCTGCTTTAAAAGCAGAAGTTGAGCCTGTATTATACGGTGTACCTAAAAGTAGTCTCGCGTTATTGTTTTCATTTCGATTTGTTATGACTAAATCTGCGTAACTACCATCGTTTGAAATCGAACCACCAACTACGGTCATTTGATGGTTCGTACCTATACTAAAACTCGGGCCTATTGTTGTCTCACCATTCGAATTAACATATATGCTCTGTTTTCCATTTGCCGTAACACCAAATTGATCAACTCCTGTAAACCCGAAGTATGTATTTGTATCACCATCATGCATAATATAAGTGCCAATTTTAACGAAACCCGTGTTATAGATTATGTCTGAACCCGAAGTTGTCCAAGGACTTGAACCTCCACCACCACCAAACGTTTGCGCGACACCATTAATCCTGAAATTACTACCACTAGACATGTTAATATCACCGTCAACATCGAGTTTATAACCCGGACTTGTTGTTCCTATACCCACATTCCCTGTGTCATATTTTATTACCATTTTAGAGTCAGTTATATCTGCATTGGGTGTATTACTAGTCGTATTTTCCAAACAAAAGTGTAAATTACAACGACTAGAACTACCAACACCATCGGCTATTATAGCTGCTTTAAAAGCAGAACTTGAGTCTGTATTATACGGTGTACCTAAAAGTATTCTCGCTTTATTGTTTTCATTTCGATTTGTTATGACTAAATCTGCGTAACTACTACTACTGCTTCCAGTCGAACCATCAACTATGGTCATTTTGTGTCCCGTACCCATGGTCTGCCCGAAAGAGCTGCCGAACATTGCCTCACCACTCGAATTTATTCTTAATCTTTCGATATTAGCTAGTGTAATTGTAAACGTATCAGTTGTTGGAAACCCAAACTTTGCATCTGAATCACCTGTATGTGTAATATAATCGGCAATATCACCACTAAAACTACTCCCACCACTCACGGTTGTCCAAGACGGTGGAGCCGACGAACCACCTGATGTAAGTACTTGTCCAGATGTACCTGAAGACTGAGTAGTACCAACTGTTAAAACACCCGTAAAGTTAACATCACCGAAAACATCAAGTTTATAA